TTCTTTCTCTTTTAATTTATGAGAATTATCAATAGGAGACCCGCATACAGGACAAGTACTACTTGTATCTAAAGTTTTTAATTTTTCATTTAAAGAAGAAATCTTATTAAGACATGTTTTAATATCTACATCTGCTCCTGTAATTAGAGGTACTATTCTCTCTTGTAGTATACTCTTACCTTGTTCTATTCTATTTAATAGGTTTTCATACTCAGAAGGATACTCATAAGGAGCAATTTCAACGTCTGTTAAAGTATCTTTATAACTACTAATCTCTGTATCTATATCCTCTATATTTTTATTAAACTCAGATAGTTTATTTTGATATTCTTTTTCTTCTTGTTCTTTTTTCTCCATAACTTCATTATAATAATTCATATCTTTATTAAATTGCTCTTCATTAATTTCTAGTCTGTAATTTAATTTCTCTATTTCATTTTGTTCTTGCTGTTGTTTTTCTTCTACTTCTTTTATTTTTTCTTTAGCTACATCTTGAGCTTTCTTATATACTTCTACATTAGTAATAGATTCTAATATTTCTTTTTTACCCTTGTCTGTTGCTTGAGAAAACATAGGAATATCTCCTTGTCCGTACATAATGGCATTTACATACGTATTAAAATCTATACCAAATAACTCTAATATTTGCTTGTCTGTCACTGCATTTGTAGAGCCTGTTATCTCTTTACCATTACAGAAAAGTTTTACCTTGTTTTTAAATTTTTTATGTTTTCTATATCTCTCTATTCTATATTCATCTTTACCTATACTAAATTCTAATTGTACTTTTGTATTTTTCTTTTCAATATTATTGACTACATCATCTGATGATAATCCTTTTTCAGTTTTTCCATATAAAGCATACGTAATTGAAGATAGTAAACTAGATTTAGCACTACCGTTAGAATCAAAGGAATCATTAGATTTATTCACTCCTTCTATTAAAACTAATCCTTGATTTTCTAAATCTAACTTTGCTTCTTTTATTGCTGTAAAGTTTTCCATTTCTACTTTCTTAAATCTAACCACTATAAAACCTCCTTAAGACACTCTATAAGCTCATTCTTTGATTCTGGGTAGTATTTATCTGCATAACTTGAAGTAATTGAAATAGGGCTATCAGAAACGTCAGAATCAATACGTTTTTCTACTACATAATCTTTTTTCATTTGGACTTGAATATTTTTATCTTCCATTTCTTTATCTAACTCAAAAACTTTAGCTTGTTCAGGTGTTCCGATAAATTTAATAAAATGTCCTTTATTTATTAATTCTTCTAAGTTATCAGGTGCATTATCTCCTTGAATCGTAATAAACCTTCTAGTATCTAATTCAATAAATTTAGTTGCTAATTTTTCTGTATCTATTAAATGAACTCCGTTAGCTTCTTGTTCATCACTGAATGATTGTTGCATTAAGCTTCCACCATATAAATGATTTTTATTATCAAAATATTGTCGTCTATGATAGTGTCCTAATAAAATAAAATCATATTTATCAGGTAATAAATCTTTATAACCGAAAGCTCCTTCCAATCGGTGACTTCCTTTACCTGTTAAACTTCCTTCTACTCCTAAGTGAGCTACTAAAATATTAACTTTATTCTCATCATAGGATTTTTTAATATGCTCTTTAATCTCCGCTGTTTCATCTCCATAAGGTTCAAATACTAAATTAACATCTGTAAAACTAAAAGTATCAGGATACGAATAAATGTACACATTAGGTAAATAACCTATCGGTTCTATACTTGAACTAGTATACAATGAATTAGTAACAGAATCATGATTACCTCTTAACATGTGAACCTTAATATCTTGATTATTAGCAAATACTTCAAATATCTTATTATATACTCTGGTATCTACACTATTTCTTTTATGAAATAAGTCTCCTCCAAAAATAATTTCAGCTTGTTCTTCTCTAGCAATATCGAACACTTTTTGTAAAGTTTTTACTTGCTCTTTAAATCTATCATTCACAAAGTCCTCATCAGGTTTACTATAATTTGAAAACAAGTGAAAGTGACTGTCTGTAAAAAATAAGAATTTCATTACTTATTTATCCTCCTTTTTTTATTATGTATTAATTATACCCCTTAACACTTAAAATGTCAAGGGGTATTTCTTAAATTTCTATTCCTCCAAAACTATTATTAATAGCTTGAACCTTATCCTGTTTTTTTGTAAATGTGTTACTTTGTTCTTTATTATCTGATAGTAACTGTTTATGCTCTACTTTCTCTTCTTCTGTTTCATCTCTTACTCTCATTTTACTAGGTTCTACTTTCAAATAAACAAATCTATCCCCTGTGTTAGAACTATTACGTATTTTATCAAGGTACAATCTTAAAAAACCATTCTTGAATTCTTCTTCTTTCTGGTTTACTGCAAAAGCAACCTCTACAGCATTTAGTATCTTTCTAGAACCTTCAACATGCTCACTTGTGATTGTATCTGCTCCATAAGCTGTACGGTTCGTTTGTGCCAACGTCCAACATACAAAATTATACTGTTGAGATAATCTACGTATCTCTTCAAATAATTTACCACCTGCATCAGATTCTGAATAACTTCTAGCATAAGGATTTCTCATTAAATGAGGGTAGTCAATAATAACTACATCTATTCTTTTATCTTTTTTAATAGTTGTATTTACAATAATCTGTTCTAAATCATTAGGAGATACTTGTTGAGGCATATGTTTAGATAAATAATAATTTCCTAAATAAGGTCTATTCTCTTTATATTTATCCTGAATGGCTTCATAGAATTTTTCATTTAATCTCATATCTTGACTGATTAATTGATTTTTGTCTACACCTAGCATTTGTTGTTCTGCTCTTAAAACCATTCTATCCATGTTTTCCTCTAAAGCTATATATAATACGTTTAAGCCTGAACGTACATAATTTTTTGCTAGGTTAGAAGCCATTAAAGATTTACCTCTACCTGTAGGAGCCATAATTAAACCTACTTCCCCTCTAGCAATTCCTCCTTCAATCTGTTCATCTATTGAGTAAATACCTGTAGGGAACTTATTTTTTGAGATATGACTTAAAAGATTTTTCTTTTCTTCTACGTCTTCAAAGAAATCTATGAACTCTCCGCTATTACCACCTATATTCTTTACATCTATTTCTTTTAGTTTTTGAACTAACTCATTTAAGTTATCTGAATCTTCTTGCTTATTCTCTATAATAAACTCAGTTAAGACTTGCTTTGATAATTCTGTTTTCACATACTTATCAATTTCACTATTTAAAGATTGGTCTTTATCATCTAATTCTACTGTTAATAAGCTATCCATATAAGATATAGTATTAGTAATATCATCTTCTGAACACTTATTCTTACTCATTAAGTCCTCAATCTTAATAGCTAAAGATTCAGAAGATATATGGTCTGTTGTATTTGCTTTTCTTTTTATAGCAGTGTATATATACTTCATAGCCTCTGATTCATCTGAAAATAGTTGCTTAGGAAGATTAGACATAACCTCCTTAGCAAAATTAACATCTTTAATAGACTTATGCAGTATAATCTCTTTAATACGTTTACTCATTAATTCTCTCACTCTCTTTCTTTACTTCGTCATAATCTAGCATACCATATCTTGTTAGTGGAATCAAGTTCGTTAAATCATTTTTTTCTAATATATGTTTTACATCTTTTAAGTTAACCTCATAACCCATAAAGTCCGCAAACATTCTAAGAACATAATAATTTGAAGTATATTTACTTAATACTAAGTAATCATAAGCTATAGAAGTTAGGTTTTTGATATCTTCTTGTTCTAAGCTCTCATAATCTACATTATCAGAAACTAGTCCAATTTGAACTAAGTTATCTCTTAACTTAGAATCTTTTAGTTCCATTTCAGAAACTAGGTAATGTCTTTGCATAGGGAATAGTGATGTTCTTATTGTGCTAGAAAATGTATTAGGTGCATACTCATTTATAATTAATTGTTTAACAAACTTATTAATTACTTTAAATTCTTTTTCAGGTAAATTTTTAATCTTCTCATCTACTCTATTACTAAAATTAAGAAGTACTAAATGTTTACTACTTTGTACAAAACCAAATTCTACATCTTCTAAGTCCATTGCTTTAACAAACATAGTATTGATATCATGAACTTCTTCATTTAAGTTCACTAAATACATTTGTTGTAACTGATTTAAAGCAGGATTAGAGTTATAATCTGATGAGTTAATTAATAACTCAGTATCTCCCAAGTATCTGTTTGTTTTATTAACATTCTCTTTAATTGCTTTTATATAATTATCATAAGATTTCATATATTTTTCAGAGATAAAATAATTAGGAGCAGGAAGTGATACAGGTAAGTAGTTGTTCTCATAATAGAAAGTAACATTACTAAATACATTCTGCATATATTTAAATACATTAAAATCTTTTTTATCTTTTATACTATTATAAAAATTATAAAATGTATTGAAAGTTTTACTACCAAAGAAATTATCTGAAACACTATTTTTTGATAAAGTTACTGCTACTTGATTTTTATAGTACTCTGCAAACTTCTTATGTTTATTGTACTCTTGCTGTGTTATTTCTTCTTTCTCTAGATATTTTAAGTGTTTATTGTATTGTACATTCATATGTGCTATACAATATTGGTCGTATAATTTACATAATACATAAGCTTTATAAAACCCTTCAGGGTCATATGACATATTAAAAACTTCTTTAGACGGATAAGGCATTGTACTTAATTTTAAGTTCATATCTAAAATAGTTCTTCTATTTTTGTCTTTTATTGCTCTGTACTCTGCCATTTCTACTTTAGTTCTTCTTCTAGTTTCTTTTCTTTCATAAGAATAAGAAGGGAAGTACTTATCACGTAAATTACTTGCATATTTTAAAGTAGAAGTAATAATATCTTCTCCTGAATCAATGAATTCTTGAATATCTTCATTATTAGTGTCTTCATCAACTAAAGATATTACTACTCCACCTTTATGTCCTCTTTTAGACACTACTACAATTTTACCTTCTTCTTCTAAAGATTTTAAATTGTTATTTATAGTAGATACAGATACTTTAAGTTCTTCTGATAGTTTTTTCTTAGTAGCTATTGTAAATACATTATCTTTAGCGTTTTCAATTAAGTAGTCTAGTAATTTACGTTTGTTTTTAACACTTCCCATTCTCATTTTCCTTTCTATATATCTTTAATGTTAAATTCCTCTTCTTCATATATCTTTCTTCTCTGATTAGAATGTTGATATAAGAATCTATTAGTCATATCATTAAAATCGTAAATTTGTGTAGTATTATCTTCTTTCTTCTTACGTAGAGCTCGACCTACACGTTGTAATGCTTGTCTTAATGATTTTCCTCCTGCTCCTAAAATCAGTGCTTTAATTCCTGATATATCTACTCCTTCATCAATAAGACTAGTAGCAATCATCACTTTAAGTTCTCCATTTCTCATACTATTTAATTTTTCTTTTCTTAAATCTGATTCCACTTCTCCATGTAAGAAAAAGTGTTCAACTCCTAATTCATTAAGTATGTCTGAAATGTTATTACCATGCTCTATATAATTTACAATTATTAATGTTCCTTCTCCTTTATTATACCACTTTTCTGTTAGTTTTGCAATTAGTTTATTTCTAAAGTCGTTATTTGTAATTCCTAATTCATAAGCATCTCTATACTCATCTATTTTATCAATGTTATTAGGATTTGCAATAGGAATCATATTAATTGTAGGCTTAGCTGAATGTCCTTTTTCTATTAACTCTTTATTAGTTACTCTTGATATTACATCTCCAAATAATGCTTGTAACCTCATCCATAATAAATCATCTTTTTTATCTATCGAGCCTGTTAATGCTATCCTATAAAGAGCCTTCTCACAAGTCATTAAATTATTATACCATGAATCTGATTTAGAATGGTGAGCCTCGTCTACAATCATTACAGTAACAGTATCTAAAAAGTCTCTCATTTTTTTATACTTATCATACTTCTTAGTATTTTTACTTCTTATAATTTCTTGGTAGTTAGCATTATGATTTTTTAACCTCATTAAAACTTCTTTATCATTCTTACTTGTATTGTAAATACCTATTAATTCGTTCTTAACATTCTCTTCTACTTTTGTTTTTGGAGTAAAAGATTCTAACAACATTTTTAATAGCTTCTTCTGGTTTACTCCTCCTTCAAACTTAGGAAGTATCTCAGTAGCTATTTTTTTACTTATATTTTGCTTTGGTGTTACTTTTATCCCTTTAGAAGGGTCTTTTAAATTAGCATTAAGAGTGGGTATCATAACTACAGTAACTTGTTTTACATCAAATAAACCAGCTCCTACTTTACCTATAGGTATATTCAATCTCTGTTTTAATCTATCTGCTGATTGATGAAAAATCTCTGTAGAACCTGTGAAGAATGCAATTCTTTCCCCTTTTTCTAACTGAGGTAATAATTGGTCTATGATGCCACTTGCAATTTCTGTTTTCCCTCCATTAGTAGCTATATGCAAGATACCATTATAAAATGTTAAGCTATTGTAGACTGCTTGATACTGATAGTCTCTTAATGTTATCTCTCCTACATTATAATCTAGTAAACTAATCTTATCATCTATATCTTCCTCAGCTAAAAAGCTTTCATCTCTTTCATCTGAAACAGAGTATTGAAAGTTATATCTTGATTGTAATTCTCCTAATAAATCAGTTACTTTACTTAGTAATCCTGTAGGAAACCTATCTTTATCATACTCATAAAAGTCTACATAACCATCCCAACTCCCTCTTTTATAAGCGGGACTATACTGAAATCCTTCTTGTCTAGCTCCTATTGTTGTGTGCATTCTTTTTAAAATGATATCTTTTAAGTATCCATCTCCTTCTTCAAATTTTATATAAGTATACAAGTTTTTTACTTTTAATTTCATTTTAACCTCCGTATACCTTACACATATTTTACTATACCACAAATCTTTAGTTTAGTCAAATAAAAAAAAGCTAAGAACTTAATCTTAGCTTTATTAATAGAATTTTATACCTACTATTCTGGTTACATATGCTCTTTTTGCAGTAGAAACTGACGTATTATTAGATTTAAGATAGAATTGATTACCTTTAATATTTGCTACACATCTATAAAAGTCCATATACTTAGGTTTACTTCCTAAAAGCAATCCTGTTACGATATAATCATTACCATCTTCTACTAAAAACTCATGGCAAACATGTTTAGCATCTAAAACAGAACCACTATTACTATTATAAGGGTCTCCTTTTATTGTAGCATAAATTTTAACAGCATCGTATGATTCTATTTTATATTTTAAATTTTTAATAGAATTTATATCATCAAAAGAAAGAGAACCTCTCCAAAGTTCATCAATAGAAGGGTATGATTGTTGAGAATCCCATGTATTATATTTAGTGTATCCTGTCGTTAGTTTACCATCATAATCTACTATTATATAATATCCAAAATCCATTTTACCTTTAGAGTCATTGAAATAAATTCCTCTATAAGCTTTTCCTGGTTTAAAACTATCCTTAACATCTTTAC